CTAGGAATACTGTCACTAACACCACTGTAGTATTCAATTAACCGCTTTGGAGTATAAGGAGCGCTTACAGTATCAGAGCCGTTTCTACGCCACAAATAAAAATCAGATGGCTTATTCCCCGAAGCCTGAAATGTGGCGTGAATTAAATAACCAGTCTTTCCTGCTGGTATAGTGTACCTAGCAACATTACTTTGACCCACAGGAGCAGGAGAAGCTGGCAGATATATCTGGACAGCTCCAGCACTCTCCACACGTATTGTAATGTTTCCTATGTGACTACCCGCAGTTGTTGTTCCATATGTGCCGGATGTTGCCACATAAGCCCTATGAACACGTATAAACTTAGCAGTGGTCGCTGTGGAAGCACTTAAACCAGCCATAGTGATAGTCTCTTCTATCTCCTCGAAATTAGCATCCAATCCCTGGACTACTACCGTCCTTGCTCCTGTGCCAGCCGCTGTGTCGTTCGCACTAGAACTTATAGCCTCCAATGATACTGCTGTAGTTAACCAAGCATAAACTGCTGGGGTCGCTATGTCATTAACATCAACTATGGTAGTGGAGTAGTTGATTACCCTTCCAAACTTGTTAACGTAATTAAAACCGTTATTAGATTCTTCAGCCAACGAGAAATAATGACGAGTTGATTGATGGAATGCTATCTGATTTGAAGAGCTATTGGGTTGCCAAAACTTGTCTCTCTCTAAATCGCCGATGTTTCTACTCATTTTTCCTTCTCCAATATTAATCCGTGCGGTGTCTTCAATGCTAAGTATTTCATACTACACATACCGCCACAATGGTGGTTGTTACCATCTCTAGTCTCTGTTAGCCTCCAATTACACAATTCACCTAAGCATTCATTATTCCTAAGTGGACACGACCTTATAGGTACTGCCATGATATATCCTCCTTAAATGGTTAAATATCAAGCATACTCCTTAGTGTAGGTTTGGCTATCGGCAGCATTACCCATCGCCTATTAGGGTAGGTCATTCATGTTTATTGATAGTTCGTCAAGTATGTCGTGGAATTGGTCAACTGAGAATTGGTGCTTACAGTCTTCATCGTAATCATCAGTAGGAATAGCCTCTCGTATCCTCAGTAACGCTATATAAGCGTCAGTAGCACTAACAGCTCTCTTGTGGGCTAAACGTTCGTCAGGGTTGTCTAAATCGTATTCTAGGATTGCTTTCATTGTCCTACTCCAAAAACATCTCCAAAAAGCTATATTAGCCGATAACCAGAATTTTCCTCAGGTCATTTTTTACCTAGTTTTTTTCATCGTCTTGTGCGGTCTCCTCATTAACATCTATAACATCTTCTTTACAAACGCCTAGTTCTTCTTTGGAACCGTCTCTACTTTCTATTAAAAACGGTGTAGGTGATATGTATTCTATCTTTTCTGTTACTCTACCAGCAACTCTATTCAGTAATACATCGAAGCGCCTTGGGTCTCCTTCTTGTATTCCTTTAAGAATCATAGCGCTTACAAAATGGTCAAAGGAAGCTTGGGTATCATCGGCCAATATTTGGCTCAATCCGGATGGCGATGTTCTCAGTAACGAGGCAATCCTATGCTCCACAAATTCCTTCGACATACCACCAATTCCGATGGGTAGTTTTCGTGACTTTTTTGTCAAAGGTCCGCTTCTACCGGTGGGATTCTTCCCTTTTTTCTTCAAAGGAATATTCATTTTATCGCCTACCATTTGGATTCTCTAATACTTTAATTTACCTAATAAAATCAATTTAGCGTAACACGTTTGTTAATTATCGTGCCACAAGATTATTTTTTTTATGTATTCGTGCTTGACAACAAAAGTTAGCTAGGTTAAGTATCTCCTTGTTGGACATATGTATTACCAAAGAGTAAAGGAAAAATACCATGACATACATTTCAAAGCACAACGTATACATTAACGATTTTGAGAGATTAGACGGGGTTTTAACCGACAAGAGATTATGGAAAGAAACGGACAACATGTTTTACATATCTGCTCATTTGGTAGTGGATGACATGGAGATATCTATCTTTTCCAGAAGAGAGAATCTTGATGATTTACACAGGTTCAAGATAACGGGATACGATGAGCCAAAATAAAAAAATAGCCTACTTTTTCCCTCGATGGAGTACCAACAAACCCTTTTAAGGATAGGGTTACGGGATTGGGTAGGCTGGCTATCTTAAGTCTTATGTTGCTAAAAAACTTAATCATCAGAGGATAATTACCATGCAAAGATCATTTTCACAAGACGGTTTTGACGTTGTTTACGAGGAGAAGTTTGAGGGGGTAGATGTAAACATTGACGGCTATCATTTATTGTTCATCGAAGAGGCCAAACTTTCCGACATAGATATGGATTGCTTAACCAGTCACGTCATGTCAAAGGGATACGATGGAGATTACGTTTCCCCTTGGTATCAATCGCCTACCTACACCAAGGAGGATTTCAACGTATGAGACAAGCCATAATGACCAAGTACTTAGGACCGACTAACTACCTACCAGCCAGGGTCAGGGTATGGTGTTCGGCTAAGAAGATAAGTGTTTATTGGAATTACGAATTAAACCCAGAGGAGAATCATACGTATGCAGCCAATACATTGGTGGAGCTATTAGGCTGGGATACAGAGCTAATAGGTGGCGCTGATGATAAAGGCGGTTATGTATTTGTACAAGTAAATTAACAATTAAAGGAGGTTACTATGAAAAAGCAGTACGACACAATCAAGAAGATTGGCTATGACACATTAGAGATTAGCCATAGCGTTACTGAATCAGAACACAAGAATGAGCATCACAAGGCCCATGTCGAGATTGACTTAAGACAACAGAATAGGGAGTGGGATGAGGATAAGGATAAGATTATCATCACAGAGGAATTGATTACCCTCCATTTCTCAGACAGAAATTTTCTCACAGAATTCAATTCATTGATGCAAGCTTTGTTAGATACCAGACAAGATGTATTGGCGGAATTTGATGATATAGCTCCATATAAGAAGAAAGCGGTCAAAAAGAAGGTAGCTAAGAAGGTAGTAAAGAAGAAAATCGGTAGGCCAAAGGGTAGCAAGAACAAAAAAAAAGCCAAGTCAAAGACCTAGCCACAAGTTGAGGTAATGTATCAATAATACCTATCAACCATTCTCTCGAAAGGTGACTAATATATTCTTTGCTCTGATATTTCAACATAAAAGGCGGGTCGTATAGGTAACCCGCCAATCAGATAGATAGCAAGCGACTCTAAGAGTTTACTATCTTTTCTAGTATCTTATTCAATTCACCCAGTTGCAAGGCTAAAGTTTTATGTGACTCACCCAAAGCGGTCAGCATAGTTTTATGCTTTATGTCGAAGTCCTCTTTAGCTTTCTGTACGCATAACTGGATAGCATCAAATACTTGGTCTAGTTCTTGTTTTTGCTGCAACAAATCTTCTAGGTTCATAGATATTATTCCTTAGGTGGAGTCCTATCAGCGATTTTTGCTAGGATTTGACCCATAGCAGCGATAACTGAAGCGTTACCAGCTTGGCTAGATACACCAGTTTCAGGAGGAGTCAAAGCCATACTCTTAGTTGCTACACCACCAGAATTCAATTGCGTCAATAAAGACGCTATCTTACTGTCGGCTTCGCCATGGAAAGCTTTAGAAACGCTGATAGCTTCTAGTGGATCCATATGGGCAAGCTTGTTCGCTGCTGAGGCTAGGAACATGTTGTTGATACTTCTGACCATGGAATCTTGGTCGAGAGCTAGGTTTTGTTGTCTTGCTTGAAGTGCTACTTGGTTGCTGTATGCAAGCTCAGCAATTCGATCATTTCTTCCGGCATGATGAGAAAGATCTGCTTGGCGCTGTGCATTGGCCCAAGCTGGCATTTCAGCGGTAGTTTTTAGATTGGTGTGACCCAATACTTCGATGGTTTGATCTAAAGGCATAGTGTCCTCCTAGTTGAAAAATAGTAATAATTGAAGGTTACACTTTAATATAAGCATAAACCAACTTAAATTTACTAAATCACGAATCGTAGTATACCAATTTTATCTTACCACAAAAGAAACAACGGTGAACCGCTGCCTTCTTTCCAAGCACCCAAATTGAATCTGCATATGTATACCGGTGTACTCTTAAACACTTACATAAAATGACCATAATTTTCTGCAACATTTTCTTGACCTTTCTCTAATTTCACGTTATTGGTGTAATCGATTTACTTTTGTATAACAGATTATTTTAAGAAAGGGAAACAGAAATGCCATTTGGTTCAAAAAAACAACGGTACGATGCAATGTTAACAGGACGTATATCAGCTAGGGATAAGGTGTGGTTAGACAACAGGCTCATAGAAATGAACATAAGCTTAGGTGAATGGCTACGTAGGGCACTTAAGAGAGAGCAAGCGGTAGCGGCAAGAGAGAAGCGTAGTGGTATCCCAGCGGGTTCAGATATATGAGAGGATTTTACATCATGTTTAAAGATCTGCACTATGAGAAGACAGAAAGCGGTACAAAAAACCCTTTCTACAGGAAACCCGTCTTAACTCACATCTTCACTCACATTATTGCCAATGCAAACTGGTGTGATGGTGTTGAAGATGTGGAAGGATACGGTAAACCTCTGAAAAGAGGGCAATATCTCACATCTTTCGTGCACTTAGCTGACATAGGACAAATATCAAAAACTTGGGTCCGAAAACTTTTCAATGAGAAACCTTTCAAGAGTCTGATGAGTGTCCAATCTATTGCCCGTAGTGGTATCATAGTAACCATCAAAGATTACGACAATTATCAGGGTTTGCCAAACAAGGACGGGATTATAGAGTGTCCGGACGGTAGTTCAATAAATGTCAACGGAGTTCACCATGGAGGGACATATCATAATAAAGAAAAAAATAAAATAAAGAATAAAGACAAGAATACTACGTATTCTGTTAACGAAAGTGAGACTTCCGTTCCTGAAAAAAAGAAGTGTTCATCTTCAATGAAGGAAAAGAAAAAGACTGAAGGTTCATTATTCTGGGATAAGTGGACTGAAGCATATCGCCGTAAATTCAATTCTGAGCCGATTAGGAACGCAAAGAGTAACTCGATATGCAAACGACTCGTTTCGGCGATTCCCGTGGACGATAGACACCTTCTCGTGGATTTTTACTTCGACCACACCGAAGCATTTTACGTCCGGTCAGGATATTGCCTGGAATTGTTCGAGAGAGATCTTAATAAGTTGAACGCTGAAATGAAAAGTGGAGCCTACTTTGCAGATAAGAAGTTCCATACGATATCCAACTTAGATGAAGCTAGAAGAATCAGGCAATCTTTGCAGATTTCAAAGGAGAATAACGAACAACCGTTTTGAGGTATAACATGACTAATCAACCATTGACCGAAACAGAAGTATTCGTAAACGCTATCAGAAAAACCAGCTTAGGTTCTACAACCAACAGCTCTGGGGATAACTTCATCGATCGTTTCTCTAAGTATCTCACTTGTAGTCAGGAAGAACGTGACAGATTTGTCGAGACTTTCAATGACCATTCCGATTTGAATCGATACAGAGAAGAACTATTAGATCTAAGTATGAGAGCTAAGTTTTACAATACGGGTATCAATAGCAGGGATAGAGAGTATTTCACATTTGATACGTTTAAGCTTAACAGCAAGAATATGCACTTCAAAGATACTATGATGAAGCTACAGCGGTACGATATAACTAAACCATACGGTATTATCTTCATTGGAGATAAGGGAACGGGCAAAACACATTTGCTCAAGGCTTTGTTGCAGAATCTACACGATGACAAGAAGTTCCCTTGTGCGTTTTACCCGATGGGACGACTAATGCAAGACTTTACCCTCTACTACAAAGAGACCGCCATTATCAAGCAGAAATACATGGATCCAATGGGCCTTTTCATAGATGACCTGGGGGCTTTTGAAATGACCAAGTACGGTCCTGGTAATTTCCAACAGGTACTCGACTATCGCTACGGTAACGGCAAACCTACTTTTATCTCGAGCGATATAGATAGCGGAGACATAACCGCCAAATTTGGCGAAAGAATCACAGAAAGAATTAGACAAGGTTTCAAAGCTTGCCGGATGAATTGGCCGAGCTATAGGTCGCAGGTTCAGGACGACATACGTCAGGACTGGGACAAATTGTTAATATTTGACGAATTGGAGTAAATGAAATGGACAATAACGCAATGAAATTTAAGGAAATGCTGGATGAACTTGGGTCAATATCCGATGAAATCCTAGAACTACAGACTAAGATTCATGCTTTGCACGAGAAGTTTTGGACTTTATTTACCGTATCGATAGACCAAGGAGAATCACGATGACTGAACTAGATGACGATGAATTAATGGAAGCTTTTATAGAAATGAAAAAAAGGTTTAAAATACGTCAAAAAAGATACTTAGAAAGTATGGTTATGGGCGATCAAATTGGTGGTGTTTTTAGCGGTAATTTTGATCAATCCCGATATATACAAAACCATGTAGTAAGGAAATATTTAACAGAAATTTGGCTAGATGAAATGGAGAATAATCAATGACTGAAGAAAAGAAAAACGTAACGTTAGCAGGATACTTACAGGTAGTAAGAGACTTAGAAGATGGCCTAATCGAGTTAAACCCTGAAGAACTAGGCATAGTCTTTAACGGTTTGAAGGATAAGATAGATGGTTATGTAGAACTATCCCAGTATATGAAGGATAGAGCTAGCGCCTTAAAAGCAAGAGGACAAGCCTTAATTCAACAGGCCAAGTATCTTGAGAATAGTGAGAAACGTTTGAAACAATATCTCGCTATGCTATTACAGAATAACGAAACTCCAGAAATCAACGGTACTATGTGGAAAGTTGCATTAACCAAGTCCAAGAAAGTTATTGTTGAAAAAGAAGCTAACGAAGAAAATGCTGGAATCTACCCTGAGTTAATGCGACAAAAAGTTACCTACGAATGGGATAAGACTGCTATTAAACAAAGACTAAGAAACGTATGCGACTCTCCTAGCTGGTTACGGCTAGAAGAAACCTATTCAATAAAATCGAGGGTTAATAAATGAACATAAGAGTATACCGAAAAAAAGCTACTCCTATTCCTAAACTTAAGATGAAACGTCCTAAGTATGAAGGAAAAACCGAGAAATGGTGTAGGCCAAAGCTAATCTATGGCTTGGATGGTAAGTCTATTCTTACTACATCCAAGTGGTTCAAGAACGCTTATACCTGTATCTATGATTGGTTACAGCGAGGATTTCTTGTCATAGATGACGAAAAACTGGGGGGAGGTTTCGAGTATCGAGACTTTCCAGTAATCAATATGCAACAAACCATTCAAAAGTACGAAGAGAAGTTTAAAGGAGAAAAGGAAAATGACTAAAGAATTAGTGACCTATGAAAAGCAGTTTTTGTTGGACGATAACCAATGGCAACTAACCTGGAAGCAATGCCAGATTATGGTTAAGTCAGGCTTTTTGCCTACATCTATCAATACGGTTGAGAAAGCGGCAACTATCGTATTAATGGGTAAAGAACTAGGACTTGCTCCAATGACCGCTATCAACAACATATCTGTAATCAAGGGAAAGCCTACACTGGAAGCTAAGCTAATGCTCTCATTAGTGCTAAAAAAATATCCTACTGCCTATTACAGAGTAGCTAAGAATACTCCAGAGATTGCAGAAATCCATCTTGGCAGAGATAAAGAAAGTCATGGCATATTTACCTTCACCATAGAGCAAGCCAAAGCCGCTGGGCTTACGGGAAAGGATAACTGGAAAAACTATCCGGCAGATATGCTCCTATGGAGAGCTGTAGCTAGGGCATGTAGAATTATGTTTCCTGATGTTTTGACAGTGACAGCTCATACAAGAGACGAAATAGAGCAGCCACCAACTATCGTGATAGAACCTGAGAAGGTCACTGAAAAAATAGAGGAGCCCCAAAAAGAGGATCCTCGTATTATGCAGCAGAAACACAATGGACCTAAAAGATCTACTAACACTATACTGGATCAATTGATTCCAGGGCAAGAAATGGAGCAATAAAATGGAAAGTTCTGAATATTTAGGAAATATGGATATGGAATAATATTTAGTTATGGAGATTGATATGACAGCTAATGACGGTTACGGTTGCGGTTTCGGTGACGGTGATGGTTACGGTAACGGTTGCGGTGACGGTGACGGTGACGGTTGCGGTAACGGTGACGGTGACGGTGACGGTGACGGTGACGGTGACGGTAACGGTTGCGGTGACGGTAACGGTTGCGGTGACGGTAACGGTTGCGGTGACGGTGATGGTTACGGTAACGGTTACGGTTGCGGTTTCGGTGACGGTGACGGTTGCGGTAACGGTAACGGTGACGGTGACGGTTGCGGTAACGGTTACGGTGACGGTATATAACTAATTTAATGAAGGAATTAAAATGGAAAAGATTACAATCAACGGTGTTGAGTATGCACCATTAAAAAAGCAAAGCGATTTAACATTGGTAAGGACATATTCCGCTGGTGTTCACGTAGGAGAATTAGTGTCAAGGGAAGGTAAGGAAGTAAAACTTAGAAATGCGTCGATCATATATCGATGGAGAGGAGCTAATACTCTTAGAGAAGTCGCAACCTATGGAGTTAATAGAGCAGAATACACTAGAATTTCAAAGCCAGTATCAGAGGTTATTTTAACGGAAGCAATCGAAATCATGCCAGTAACAGAACATTCCGCTAAATTATTGGAGCCAGTATGGAACGATTAAATTCAGGAGAAGGCAATGGCTATGGCGATGGCTCTGGCTATGGCGATGGCTCTGGCGATGGCTCTGGCTATGGCTCTGGCTCTGGCTCTGGCTATGGCTATGGCTATGGCTATGGCGATGGCTCTGGCGATGGCTCTGGCTATGGATATGGCGATGGCTATGGCGATGGCGATGGAGATGGAGATGGCTATGGATAAAAAAAAGCTAGGCAAATCATAATAACCTAGCCGAGATAACCTTTATGTTTCACACAAAGCCTATTTTAACAAAAAAAAATGGGCTTTTCTCCCACCGATGAAGTCATAATGCAATTTTTCTGGTGTTAAAAGATAAAACTCCCAAAACCAGAAGTCCCATCAAAAACAATGACAGAATTATATAAAAAAAATCCCGCTATGACTATCACGGGAAATCAATTCGTTTCATCTTAATAAGAGTATATAACAAAAAAAAACCCCAATAAAGGGGAGAGCATCTATTTCCTAAAGGAAACATATTCGATAAATATGCGCTTCGTGCAAAGCCTATCTAACAAGTCGTCCGTGACTTGTCAAACGTATAAATCGGCAATCTTTTTAACGATAGGAAGTAGCATTTCTACCATTTCTTTTACCTCAGATTCTTCCAAATCCTTCAGCTCAGCCTCTACGTCCCATGAGCCCCATACTGCCTTAAAAACGACGCCTGGTTCACCTAATATGGCCTTGATAAGATCTTCCTTATCTACCTTGCCGTCCTTGTCGAAAGATTCCTTCACCTTGTCCACAAGATGATCCACTAAACGAATAATGTCTTTGGTTTCATTGATTCCTAACTTGCTCATAACTCAATCCTTTGTGTTACAATGTTTACACTCATTAAGCTTACGCTTTACTTCTTCGACTTCTCTTTCCAAGTATTCGATAATATTTGATTTTACCGCTAAACTTTTGTCGATAGAATTGATCTTTGCAGAAATCTCTTTCTGAAAGTCGTTTAAGTTAGTCTCAAATGTACGAAATTCTTGCTGTAGCTTAGCTATTAGAAGCTTGAATATGAATAAAAATAAACCACTAATACCTGTTATAATCGCTACTAGAATCTCGACGTTCATTCAACTTATTCCATATGTCTTCATCACTGAAGGCTTTGACTTTTGTTTTGTGTTCATCTTTTATTGTAAATGTTCCGGATGGAGTATGCAATTCAGCAATTGGTTGTTTTTCCCTATGTCTATTGGGCTTATAGAAGGGAATGGTACGCCGATATGTAATGTATATCAACGTACCTAACATCAATACCTGACAAATTTCCAAAATTATGATCGATAGATATCCCTGATTTTCCATTCTTTCCTCGTTAAAGAAACTAAATTAGCGTCCAGATATTCGCCGTCCTTGAAGTAGAACATTCTTCTAGTTCCTTCATGCTTCATACGAAGCTTATTGACAAACAGGTTAAAAGCTGGATTTCTTTCAAAGGTCTCTCCCCAGATTATATTTAGATTCAATCTGTTGAAACCGTAATAGAACAACTTTATCAAAGCTTTAGTGCAGTAGCCATTTCTTTGATACGAAGGAATTATGTAACAGCTAAACTCAGCTCGCCTGTTTAGATTATCTATATCAGTTAATCCGCAAACCCCTACTAACTCATCATCGCATACGTCATCATTTGCACGAATAGCGAACATTTCTATGGAAGGATCCTGTTGCTGCTTAGTGTACCATTTTAGGTGATTCTCCCAATGAAGGGGAAAGTTTTGCCTACACCATTGCATAACAGTAATTTCGTTTCTGGCACGAAATGTATCTTCTAAGTCATGCTCGTTTAACCTGTCTAACGTGATCATACTAACCTCAGCACCAAGTCATTCAAGTCGATCGGAGTCTTTGGATCCATATCGCAAACTTCATATAGATCTTTGTTAAACTGTACCTTTCTTTGGTTCAGCATCATTTCGTCCTTGTCCAAAGTCTTTTTAAACTCAAACAAGTCTCTAATCTTCTCTTTTTGCTCTTCTGTGAATTTTTCCATTATAAATTCCTTACCTTTTGGGGAAACGGACTAGAAGGTAGCTTACCCTCTAGCACAACGTCACCGTTTTTAATCTTATCTATGATTCTTTCTGTAATGTATAA